ACGGACGATGGTCTCTTCGTTGCGAGATCACCAACATCACGTACTTCGCCTTTTCCGTTTATTTTATTGAATTTTTTATCTAGAGCGGCAAACTCGGCTTTAAGAAGTTTGTTTTGTTTTTCTATTTTTTCGTTAATTTCAGTTATTGCTTTAAAGTCTGCTTTCATTTGTGTAATAACAGCTTTTTGACTTTCAACACTTTGTTCTAACTTGGCATTATTTGCTTCTGATGTAGCCAAGTCTGCTTTTAGATTTTTTACATACATAAATCCTCCGCCAGCACCTGCTAACATAATTACAATCATTGCTATTTTAATAGATCCAAACATATTATTCTTCGTCCTCGCTATAACGCGGTTCGCTACAAACCAATATCTCTATAGGCTTATTATCTCCATCTTTAAATTCTTCGACTAATCTGCCTTCGTGCTGTCTACCGCAGTTCTGGCAGTATTTAATCATACTAACTGTTTGGCTAAATCTGTAGTTTCTTCAACTCTTCTTGTCCAACCTCTTCCAAATGTTGAAAAAGTAGAAAGACTTTCGTAATACTTTTGTCTTTCACCTTGGAAATTTTCAATAGTTGACTCAATGCCGTGTGCATCAACATACTCAGCCACCTTTGCTAGTGTATTAGGTCCAATGCCTCCGTCAGCAACTGTACCAATCATAGTTTGTAAGTATTTTGCTGAACGTCCTGGGCCTGCATTAACACCAAAGTCGAAAACACATAAGTCTAATCCACCTGGTAAATCATCACCCTTCATTTTATCCCAATAATTCTTTTTGTAAATAGGAGCAACATCTTCGACTAATAAGTCTTTCATGTCTTTTGTTCCACCCCATTCTTCGTAAACTCTTTTTGTAACACCTAAGTTTGTTTCTCCACCTGGATCTTGTGGATGGTTTACATATCCACCTTCATGGTGCAGAATTGTTTCTAAACATTTATCGTAATTTGATTGCATTTTTAATTCCTTGTTGCTACGACTGTATATCCATTATTGGAAATAAGTATCTTATCTCCATACTTTTCAATATCATAGTCGCCTAAGTATTTAGTAAGGTAAATTGTTTCAGGCCAAGAATTGATATTGTAGGACTCTGTAACTGCTTTGTTTATATCTTCAGTTTTACCAAAATCAACAACATTTAGTTTTAAATCACCACTATATTTTTTCTTAAATGTAATGCTGTCCTGCAACATTTCAATACTATCCAAATAACTCTTATTAAAGAAGTTTTTGTAGTTCTCCATGTTGTTTTCATTAACCTTAATTTCATAAGCATCATTGTCTAATGGAACTATACTTGTAAGCGATTCTAGGTTAACTTCCTCGCTTTTAAAACTCTTGTAGTATCTATATTTCATCTTACCTATATCTGATAGCTTTTGTACACCATCAACTATTTCAACTATTTGTTCTGGAACTTCTTTAGTTCTTTCCATCTCAACAAATACTTTATATGTTGCATCAGGTTGTTCACCGGAAGTTACATCAGCATCTAATACGAAAGGATAACCTTTCTCTATAAAATTCATTAAGTCGTTTGCTGATTCTTTAGTTCTAGTTGAAAAACTTAATACAACTATATTCTTATCGTCACCCATTTTACTTTTAAATGAGTCAACTTCAAATATATCGTAAACTAATTCTCTAAGATCGTTTGTTTGTAATCCCATTATACTGCTCCAGCTTCGGCACTAACTTCTGCGTCTTGTGGAACATCATCTATTGCTGGTTGTGTTGATGCTACTGCTGGTTCTTTAACAAAGTCTAATTGTTCTTTGTATCCACTGTATATATTAAGTATTAAATCCTTAGGCATTTGTATTTCTACTATCCACATAGGCTTACGGTCTAACTTACCTTTTTTAGAACCAGGTCTAATATCGTCTGGTTTACGTATTTTACGTGGAGTTAATATAGAGCTTTTTGCATATGATACTTTGCAGTCGTAATCTAGTAATCTTTTACCACCCATTGGGTCTGGCATTTTATCTCTAGGCCACATAAACTCGCAAGTAACCCAATGTCTATCGATCTTAGGTCCAGATGCTAATTCGCCATCTTCCCAATTATCGTACACATATAAGTCTAATTCGTCTAAAACACGTTCAAAGTCTTTTAATATGCTAAAAGCGGTGTCGCTTTCATATATTCCTTCTACGTTTTTAACTATGTCCATTACATCATGCATATACGTTCACCCATTCTTATACACTTATTTATCCGAGTTAAGTTTGAATAGTAGCATATTTGTCTTTAGCTATACCAGGTAAATATTTGTGTAGAGACGCATTTTAGTTGTGTTAATACAATTAAGGTGTTCCTTTGCGTGATTAACTCATAAGGAGATACTTAATGGGTGCTAAAAGAAGCAAAAGACGTTACGAACAGCAACGTTCGAATATTATTAACTTTCAACCACACAAACACAAACAAGTACAAATATTACCTAGAAATAAAAATCAAGAAACATATATGCTAAAACTGTTGGACGCCCGAAAAGACATAGTCTTTGGCATTGGTCCTGCGGGAACCGGTAAGACCCTATTAGCGGTCCAGGTGGCTATTAAGAATTTTAAAGAAGGGTTGTTTGACAAGATTGTGATTACAAGACCAGCTGTGTCAGTAGATGAAGATTTAGGATTTTTACCAGGAACTATGGAAGATAAAATGGCTCCTTGGACAAGACCTATATTTGATGTATTCAAACAATACTACCATCCAAAGGAAATATCTAGTATGCTTGAAGATGACATAGTAGAAATTGCTCCGCTGTCTTATATGCGAGGGCGTACTTTTAAAAAAGCATTTATTGTTGCAGATGAAATGCAGAACGCAACACAAAGTCAAATGAAAATGCTATTAACAAGAATAGGAGAAAGATCACAAATGGCTGTGACAGGAGATTTGCATCAAGCAGATAGAATGTCAAACAACGGTCTTTTAGATTTTGTAAAAAAATTAGAAGGGCACAGAGACGAAACTTCACATATAGACATTGTCCGTTTCCAACACGGAGACATAGAAAGGCACAAGGCAGTTAGTGAAGTGTTAGATATTTACGGAGACTAGTCGCCTAGTTTCCACTTTTTAGTGTAATCGCCAGGAAGGTCTGTGTCGTGGGCATCTACAATATAGTCTTTCTTGGCGTGTTGCCACTTAGACCATCCGTTAAAAGTAATCTTATTAGTTTGAATTATAGCATTGTGTCTATCAACGGCAGTTTTAGTTAACTCACTTGTACGAGCAACAATCTTTTCACGTTTAATAGGTACTACTTGTACTAACGGTTCGCCTAACTTAATAAACGTAGGCTTAATTTCTTTTAACATAATATTAAGAGGACTCATTAAAGCACCTAAGTCATGATCAATTATACCTGGCGGTGCTGTGTAGTTTCGATCTTCATAATAAAACATTGGCAAGTACATTAGACTCCAGTTTTTAGGTTGCCATATTTTCCAAGGACAATCTAATTTTACTGCTGACCTAACACCAAACTCTTGCATAACAGAACTTGCTTCATTATGTACTTGATCAGCTGGGTGAAACGCACTATTATAACTAGGGTCTGAATATCTAGTTTCTACATTTAGTCCATCTTGACTAGGAATAATATCCATATCACACCAAGCTGGAATAATAAAGCCTGTCTTCATATAGTCGCCTATACCTGGACAAGCTCTAATAGTTTGATCGCTATCTATTTTATGTTTTTGTTTATCAGTAAAAGTAGGCATTTTCTTCCATGCACTAGGAAGAAATTCTGAAGCAGGTCTTATTGGTGCGTATTTTCTTACAGCCCAATTTTCTGTTTCAAAATAAACTTTTGGTTCGTCTGATTCCTTTTTCCAATTAAACATCAAGTTCCTTTATTAGTGGAAATATTTTAGTTATAGCTTTGGCACATTCACGGGCAATTTCCATGTGTTCCTTTTGTGTACCATTTGCTCCACGTAATTCAATATAATGGACCCAACTTCTTAAAGTACCATTCATATATAATTTAGTCACAGTTAAGCCTTCAGGTAGTACGACTCTGGCTTGTTCTTTTGCAATACCCTGTGCAATAGCCCAATCATATGTTTCTTTAGCTTGTTTAATAATTGCTTTTTGTCTATTACCCCAAGCCATTTCCAATTCAACATCATGGAACTCAATACTATTTTGTCTATTACTTGGATCTTGTAATCTTGCTTCTCTATATGTAAATGATTCTTCCATATCTGTTGGCTTTGCATAACGTTGACTAAATTCTTGAAAACTAAAACTTCTATGTCTTACAATTTGGTGTGCAATATCTCTAGTTGTTTCTATTTCTAAACAAGCACTAACCATTTCTAATGGTGACCAATGCTTATGCTTAATCAAATACTTGATTAATTTACCACTTGTTTCGTGATTCATTTGATTAGCAGGATTACTTACCCTAGCACAAAAGGCAATTAGCTCTTGACAATCAAATAACTCTAAATCATCTGGTGCCTTACTATATGAAATTAATTTAACTTTCATTTTTTATCCTGTTCTGTAAATAATGTGTACACCGAACTCGGTGACTATTGGGTGAACACCCATCTCGCCTTTAGGAATAGATTGACAGGCAGTAGTAAATTCTACTACCATATCTTCTGGTAAAAACCAACCTAAATCTCCACCTGATCGCTTACCACTCGGACAAGCACTATTTTCTTTTGCGGCGATCTCAAAAGAAATTTTTCCATCTTGAATTTCTTTTTGTACACGTTCAGCGTCTTTCATTGCAAACGCAATACCTCGACTATGCGTACTGTTTTTCGCACCGGCATAAGAAAATAGAATATGTGAAGCTCTCATTTTCATATCATTAATCTCCTTTACCTGGTTTTTCCGATATACCTATATGTACTACCGGAATTTTATCAGCCAATACATCTTCGGGTCTTGCCTTAGTAATGTTGGGCCATTCATAACTATATTTACTATTGATATCCAGCCACTTACCATCGTCTTGACTGTCAGGAATAATTGCATCTACAGGGCATTCAGGTTCGCAAACACCACAGTCTATACATTCATCAGGATTAATAACGAGCATATTCTCGCCTTCATAAAAACAATCCACTGGGCACACTTCCACACAGGTCATATGCTTACAGTTGGTACACTTGTCGTTTACGAGATATGTCATACAACTATTTACATTGTCCAGCTAAGAATACCACGTACTGCTAAAACTAGATAAAATAGTTCCATTAAAGCACGTGGAGTATCCTTGTCCTTTACTCCCATGTAAATCCAAATTAAACAACTGAAACAAGCAACCGACCAACCTACCCATTGTACAGCAGGATCACCCCCACTTAATATGAAAGCTGAAGCCATTGCAAGAATAAATCCTAACCATCTCCACCCGTCTATTTTGTGGTAGTACCGGATCTTCATTTTACAACCTTGCTAGTTTGATTAATGTTGCCGCTAAATTTATTTCTGGATCTACAACTAATGTATGATCCACTAATCCTTGTTTGATTATGATTGTTGCTTTATCTTGATTTTCCTCATTACCAAACAATTCAATATTGTCATAAAGCCATCTGTAAACTTCTTCCATCTCTTCTGCTCTAGCACTTGCACAAACAAGTTTCCTTGCTTTTGTAATATCTCCTGCTTTAAACAGTTCGACCATTTCAAGTTTCCAGTCAGCTTCGTTTTTATCGCTTTCGTTTGGTTTAAGAAGTTTGCCGTCTTGTGAATTCATTTGTACAGTATTAATACATTTACGTAAATCAGGATAACTTGCTTTTACATAAGTGTCAAGTGTATCTAAGTCTGGTTGTACACCTTCTGCAATTAAAATTTCTGCCACTCTTGCTGTAAATTCGTTTGTGTCTACTTTTGCAATATGAAAGCCTTGACATCTACTATGAAGTGCAGGAATAATTCTGTTTGGATAGTTACAAGTTAATATGAATCTACTTGTAGTATGATATTCTTCCATCACACCACGTAATGCCGCCTGTGCATTTGGACTTAAATAATCTGCCTCATCAAGTAGTACTACTTTAAATGGACCAAAAGGTATCATTTGTACAAAGTTTACAATTTTATCTCTTACATCATCAACACTATTTGTTCTACTTGCATTTATTTCAAGTACATCTAAGTCGTTAATTTCTAGTTCATTAAATAATAATTTTGCTAATGTAGTTTTACCTATACCTGCATTACCACTAAACAACAAATGCGGAATTGTCTTTTCTTTAATCCATTGTTGTACTTGTGATTTTTGGTGTTCATCTCTAAACACATATCCGTCTACTGTTTTCGGACGATATTTTTCTACCCAAAGTTCTTTCACTTATCTGCCTCCACTATCCTTGTTCTCAAATTAGTTGTACTAAAAGAGTGTTGTCTTTTATTATAGTACAATTCTATGTCTTTGTCAACACATAATTGCTTACCTGTGAACTCTTTTGTCTTATATTCTTCTCCAATAAAACGTTTATCAATTTTATATGTTAAAAGTATATCTTCAATTTCTTTTTCTGTAGCATAAGGGACAATTTGATCAATATATTTGCAACCTTCTAATTGCACATATCTTTCAAATACACTTTGGATTGGTTTATTTTTATCTGGGCGATCAATAGTTGGATCAGTTTGTACTCCTACTATTAAATGATCGCAATTAGCTTTTGCTTCTTTAAGCATAGCAACGTGTCCGGAATGGAACAAGTCAAATGAACTAAATGTAATGCCTATAATCAATGCGTTCTCCTTCCATCAAAAACACAAACAAAATATGCTCCTAATGGTCCTGCGTGTACTTTATGAAATACTCCATCTTCAATTAATACTACATCATTTTCTACAAATGATATTTCTTTATCGTCTAATTCCATTCTGCCACTGCCTTTAATAAAGTAATATACTTCTTCTTGTCCGTTGTGTTTATGTCCACTAGTAGACTTATAAGGTTTTAGATCGGTACTGCTTAAAACAAGATTTTTTAATGATGTATTATCTTTTACAATATATCTTTCATCTTCTTTGGCAACTTCTCCGCCAATATCTTGTATGTTTACCTTCATCTTTTATTGGCGCCACGTTCTTGTCCAATACCCATTAAAATCAAAACAACGTATAAAGGTATCCAATACCAAGTTGTTAAGTAACCTGTAATATGTAAGGTCATTAACACTATACCGGTTAGCCCAGTTGTTCCAATTCCTTGTAATTCAGTTGTTGGAAGTTTCATATATACTCCTATTTTGTATTATTATACAATAAAGATTAATAAAAGTCAAGCATATAATCCACTAAAAAGGAAAGATACACTAAAACGGGGAGTTACTTCTTTTGGTTTAATTTCTCTATGTAATGTTCGAGCGGGAAAGGCCACACATCTACCTGGTTTAAATTCTACAGTTTCAAAAACAGTTTTACCATCTCTTTGATAGAATTCTATTGGACTATCACCTTGTAACATATAATAGAATACCCAATTGGACTTATCAGAATAAACCATTTTACCTGAGCCGTCATGATCATAAGGTTCGTCCATTGCAATCATATCAGGAAAGTGTTCTTCTGTTGACATATTTGTTTGTACATTTAATAAAGTTAAGAATCCTGCTTTTCCAAATATAGGAGGATTAATCTTTGCTTTTACATCATGACGTCTATAGTTAAATGCACACCATATAGCTTTTAATTCCCAAGGTAACTCGTTTAAATCGTGCCAAGTAGTATTAAATCCTTTTTGACTAAAAACAATTTTTTGATGTGGTAAAGCCGCCTCACATTGTTCACGTAACCAAACAGGTACAATATCGTCTATTACTATTATACTCACTTATGTCTCCTGTCTTGTTGCATTCCATGACTACCATGATCCATACCTGGTGCAATAGCTTGTTCTTGAATAGCTTGTTGTTCTTTTTTAAATATAGGCATAATAACTTGTCTGTCTCTTGCAAACTTAGAAGTTTTTCCACTAAAAATATAACCTATTGTTACTCTAGGACTTACTACTTTAGGTGGTAAACCTTGGTGTATAAACTTACTAGGAAATACTATACATCTTCCATCTTTATAATCTACTGAATGCCATTTATAACTATCTAACTCACCTTCGTGATTACTAAAATCATCTTCGTACCACGTTTCGTCTTTTGTTCTCATTTCGCCTTTTGCTTTTGCACGTTCTTTTGTCTTACGCATTTCTTCTTCTACTTCTTCTTGCGTAGCTTTTCCTTTACCAACTGCATCAGCCAACTCTGCAATACGTGGATTAATATGTTCTGGGTTATTACTCCAGAAGTCCATACCAGTATCTCCACATACAGAATAAACCATTGTATATGCTTCTGTGCCGTCATGAATATCTACATGAAGACCTCCTATATGGTCCTTAGTCGTCAAGTTAATTTGAATCTGGTTAAGCTGTATGTCACCAACATCGGGATCGATCTGGTGTTTTTGTTCTTCAAACGCCATCCATATTGCACGTAGTACCCATGGTGCGTCTTCTATTTCTTCGTGTTTCCATTGATCGCTAAAGAACTGATAACCTTGTGAAGGTCCTAATCCTCTATGTCCCCAATGTAGTGGAAGGTATGGTACTGTTTCTACTGCTTGTTGATGTAACCATTGCGGTATAACATCATCTAGTACTTTGATTTTTTCTAATTCGAGGTCCATGACAGTATTTAATCTGCCGTAATCTTATAGATCTCCGTCCTGGCGGTTTTCCGAATAATATGCATCAAATTCACCACCTGGATATCTGGATTTTAATTTGTTTACGTTCTCTGCTATGACGTCGTTAGGGTCCAAGCCAAGAGCACGGCAACTGTTAATCCAATACCAGATAATATCACCAAGTTCTCGTTTGCAATGAAATACAGTTTCATCATTAAGTGGTTTACCTTGGAAGATACATTTTTTAATAATTTCATTAAATTCTCCTGTTTCTGAAGATAGTCCTATACCACCAGTTAGTAGTAATGCTACATTAACATCTTTATTTTTAATATTCATTTCACCGAGCTTAGATATTAATGCTCCTGGTTTTCCACTTTCATCTGAAGTTACTTCAGACACAAAGTCTTGGTATTTGTTGAGGTCTATATTAGGCAAAGGATATCCTTTCTATTCTTCCCTAACGAAACTGCTAGGGTCTATTGTTGGCTGTGATAAATCTGTGTTAGTTCCAATAACGCCATCTTCTGGTTGTTCTTTTGACATTAATAAAACATCTTTAGTGTCAATTAGTCTAACCTCAATTTTTCCTAATTCAGGTTCGTCTAACATAACACCTCTACTCCAACGACCATGGTCTACGTAGATCCAATCACCTACTTCATAGTCATCTTTGTTAGTTGGTCCTTTGGCGTATACTTGACACCAACGAGAACGTATTCCACGTTCCTGTCCGTCGTCACTAGTTATAATGATACCGCCTTTTGTCTTACGTTCACCAAAGTTCATGTTGTATGCTAACACACGATCTTTGATAGGCCTAAGTGTTCCCTTCAGTTGAGGTTTGAGCTTTGGCCCAGCACCTAGTGTCGTTGCGTCCATTGACTACTTGTCCTTTTTTACAAAATTACCATCGGCGTCTTCAACCCAAGCTGTACCTGTTTCATCAGCTTCAGCATCGATTTCAGCCATCTCATCTACAGCTTCGTCCTTAACAATCTGTGGAGCAACTTCTTCTGCAACTTTTTTAACTGCATCTTTAGTTTCTTCATCAGCTTCTACAGTACCTTGTCCAGGTACTTCGTTTGGAACGGCTTGTGGATGATCTCTATAGTACTCACCTAAAACATCTTCACGTTTTTTAATGATCTTACCACCTGGGCCTAATTCATCACCACGTGCATTCACACGAGCATTTCCTACGGCTGGAGTAAGTTCATTTCTTTGACGTAGTAAATCCATATCGACTTGTTTACCTTGCATAGTCTTATATGTTTTACGTCCGCTTTGTTTTACTGCCATTTTCTTCTCCTAATTATATACGTATTTATCTAAGGAACTCACGCCAGTCTAGTCCAAACTGGATTGAGTTGATCTTGTGTACGCCAATCAAAAATAGTACATAACTAGCCGTACTAGATCCACGTCCTACACCCCATAATATATTGTTTTCTCTCATATAGCTTACCAAATATGCCATATATTTGAGCAAGTTAGTCATGTCACGTCTTTTAAATTCTTCTAATTCTTCAAATGCCCTATTCCATTCAGGACTTTTTGTAACTTCATCTACATCGTCATTTTGTAAGTGTTCCATTAGACGTGTAAGTATGTGTGTATTAATATCTAAATTTTTATATTCCTCAGGCATAAACCATTCACTTTGACATACACCGTCAAATGTTTTTTGGTCCACATCTAATGGAACATATTTTTTGAGTTTGTCTATACCATTTTCTTCTGCAAGTGTATTAAATTTTTCTATGTCATCATTTGGATCACATAATACAACATGACATTTATCAATATGACCTGTATAGATCATATCAATAAGATCTTTATTTGAAAATCGTGGTATTCCTAATTCGTCAGTTTTCATCAGCATTAATTGTATTTTACTTGATGTTAGTTAAAAAGTCAAGTATTATTTTACTCGATGTTAATTAATTTGTCAAGATCGTTACCTTTATGGTCTTTACCTTTTGCTCGTTTTTTCAATATACGATCTTTATACTCAAGTTTATACATATCGAGCAACAAATTTAATTGTGATTTGGTTTGTGGGTTTCTAGTTTGGAAGAACTTCTTAGTTAATAAAGTTATTTTTTGATCTAACTGTTCATCTGATAAAACCGAGGTATCTTCACCTAACGGATGATCCATAATACTTACCTATTAAGTAAATACGCCAACGTATTCAGCATACACAGTAGTACCACCATCGCTAGTCCAAAAGTCAACTACGACAGGGTTTACATTGGATTCAACAACGAACGGACTAGGCCAACCTGGACCTGTTTTAATAGTTCCGCCACCTGATGTTGCCCAAGTAACAGTTCTTGTTGTACTGTCACCTAGTGTATCTAATAATACTAATCTTATTTTTCCTACTTTATTTGCTGTAGGCCAATCTGCAAATGTAAGTGTTAACGAAGCACCTATTGTGAACGTTTGATAATTACCATTTGTAAAGGATACGTTTTGTGGACCTGTAATAGTTCCACCTGCGTATAATTTTGTAGTGTTTGCAATTAAGTTCGCACCACTAACATCATTACCTAGAAAGTCGTTACCAGCATTTAATTTAGCAGAGTTAGTTTGAAGTGATTCAATTTCACTCTTTGCCGCAGTAAAGTTATTTTTAATAGTATTGAAGTTATTTCTAAAACCCTGGGAATCGTTATCTTGTCCCGCTATCGGATATGTTGCGTCAATACCTGTACTGTCTATATTACTTGCCATTTTTGTTCCTCTCTAGTGTATATATTTATCCTGCTAAACATTAAAGCTGTAATTCCCGAATGGAATATATTGCTCGTTGCTGTTTCCTTTAGTATTGTCTATGACATATCTGTCAATTTCGAAGTCTAATTGACGGAAATCAAAGCCATTATTCTGGATATTTAACAGTATTTGAGCACTTGTTCCTGGTTTACAGTAGCATAGTGGAATAGCAGTAACATACCCTAATTCTTCTACTGTATTTGATTGTGCAGTAGACATCCATAGTGGTAAAAAGTTCTGTTCTGTAACTCCTACTTGGCTTAAATTAGCTCTCATATTAGTAATATTGCTTATGTATCTAGTTTGGCTGTTTGGATCACTAATTTTAACAGCATTACTTGATACTTTAATAGGTGTGTCATTTGGTCTAAATCTAAATGGATCACTTGATGTTGTAGCTATCTGAGCCGCCTGTAGTTCAGCACCTGTTCTTGTAGTTACGTTAATAATACCATCAGCGTCAATAACTATACTTCCACCATTTCTAGCCATAATGGCTACATCATTACCTAATGCTCTAACTAGAATAGTTTGACCAATGGAATTTGTAACCATGAATACTGCCAAGCCTGATCCTTCTTTAGAAGCGTCATCACTTGTTTCATATTCAACACTATCAACAGTAAGTTTTTTAGGATTTATAATAGTGTCTTTAGATCTTACTTTTGTAACACCTGATGTAACATCAACTGGGTCAATTACTTCAACATAAACTACTTCATAGATAGATGTTGTAGTACCTGCCTTTTTAGCAGTAGCAGTTTTTATAGAACCCATTTTAAATCTTTTTCTTTTGTGATTTAATCTAGTTGCCGCAATATATTCTCTAATCTCTTTTGTTTCCAATCCTGAGTATACCAACATCTTAACTTCTTTTTGTAAACCAAATTCTGGATCGTTTGGTCTATAAATTGAGCTGGGTGTAAACACGTTAGGATCACCAATGAAGTTGCTGTATGCAGACCTCTGTGTGCTTTTAAGAAGTGGTTTTACGTAGAGATTACTATACGTTACGTTGTCTGGATCGCTTACTACTATATTGAATTCTCTAGTAGTTGCACTAAATCCAAATCTATCTCTTGCTCGAATTGTGAATTTGAATTTTCTATCTGTAGTAGTTGTACCACCGTCCATACTAAAACTATTGTCATCAATAGTTGTTAAACCTAAAAGTGTACCACTAGCAAACTGTCTTACTTTACCTACAATTTCTCCATTGTAATTTAGTATAAGTCCTGGTGGTAAAGTTCCTGCTGTTATATCATAAAGTAAACTTGAGTCACTTACAGTTGTTGTTGCATTAACAGAAAACGTACTAATAAAGTTTGCATTAATACTACCAAGTGCCGCCGGAGTATTCCAAGTAATTGTACTTTCAACTTCACCTAATATTTTAACTGTAAACGTTTTTTGTTTTTCTGCTATTAAAGATTCTTTACTAATACTTGTATATCTTTTAGCTGATACAGTAAATTTATATTCTTTAGTTACCGCAGGCATATAAGGAACACGACCAGCAATTTCACCTGTAGTAGGATCTATAACCATTCCTGGTGGTATTGTACTTGCACTACCATCATCATTAGTTGCTTGTAATTCATATGACATAACACCTACTAGTGTTTCAGAAACATAAGTTTCTAAAAATATTGTTACGTAGTTGTTTGCTCTTTTGTAACCTAAGTCTGCTGGAGTTAACCAAAGCGGAGTTCTTAAGTATGTGTTATCAGCAGTAAATAATCCTGTACCTATTTGCATAATAGTATTATCTGCACGTAGGAAATCATCTCCAACTAAAAATATTTGAAACTTACGTTCTTCAATAGTATCGCCATCACTTACACTTACAGTAAATTCATATATTCTGTTTAATTTCTTAGGACTTTGTGTAGGTATTGCGTAGTCATAACCTTGTGTGTCATAGTAGTAACTTTCAAAACCATTTGCACTTCTCATACCAAAGTCAAACGCAAATGAATCGTATTGTGCCATATCATAATAGCCATTACCACTTCTTTCGTCTAATGCCATAATTGGATCAACGATACCAACTAACTTACCATCTGTGGTTAGCGTTATTCCTGGAGGTAGCGTACCATCTCCATCTGATATAAAGTATTCTAAATTTTGTCCTGTTGGTAAATCTGCATCAATGGCAGATAATTGGAAGTCTACTATACTATTATCTAGTATATAAAAACTGTTATTAGGTCCTAATGGTAACTTACCTGCATTAGTTGTCCATACTGGTTTATCAGGTCCTTGTATTTCAATTTTGTATGTTCTATCTCTAGTACCATCATTATTCTTTGCTCTTAAAACAAATTCGTAATCTGTATCTCTTGAAACTTCAAATGGCGTACCTACAATCTTGTTATCTTGTAAACGCATACCTGGTGGAAGTTCTCCACTTATAAGTGTAATGATATCTGTGTTTAAATTAATTTCTGTAACAGAACCAAATTCTAAAAATATATCTGGAGCACTTGTAGTTGTGTAACCTAAATAGTTACCAACAATAGTTCTCATATAATCTTCAACACTATGTCCAGCACTAGTTTTATAATGAATAACTGAACCAGCTAGATAACTGTAATAATAAGTTCCTGATACACCATAAAATATTCCTCCAGCATCTGGAATAATTGCTCCTGTGTAACCTTGTGATTTTGCTACTTGGTATACACTATCTTGAGCTTCTAAAAATGAATACCCAAATGCGTGTGCCCCACCGGCATAAGGAATAGTTGCATCTGCTGTACCTTGTATGTTTAAAAATCTTCTTGGCTTTATAGGAGTCTTTGCAGTATTGTATTCTGCTGATGTAATACCTGTTTCTCCTGATGGAATATAAAATGTATCGTTTCTAAACATAGGATCAAAAAACTGTGAACCTATTGTACATATACTATCTAAAGCTACATCATCTATTTCTACGTATGCTCTATTAGCCAATGCCGCACCGTTACTAAATCCAACTAATCTAATCTTACCACTATCAACGTTTGAATAAAATTTTAAGTGTGTAATTAAATCTTTTAAAAATTCTATGTCTGGTGCTTTTGTTGTTTCGTGTGCAACGTTCCAAGCATTGTTATAACCTGTTGGTGCTATAAGAATATGATCACCTAAATAGTTTTGCCAATCGTTAATTTCATTTGCACCATTACCACCATCACCATGCAATAATATTGCAACTGGAACACGTTTATTTGTTAATGCAGGTATTGTTGGAATTCTAACAGATATAGGATATGTGTAAGTTGTAGCTACACCACCTTGTGTCCAAGTTTTAGTAATTGAAATAGTTGTACTATTTTGTATTCTACCTTGAGCAGGTAAACTGACAGATGTTTGTGCAGGGTCAAACCCTGTTCCACTCGCTGATCCTGGAGCAATAGGTAACGTGATAGAAGTAGTAACTCTTTCTTGTAGAGTTCCTAGTTTATATCCCGAATTTTGTGTCCACTGTGGTACTGCCATCTTAAATCCTTCACTTTACAGTATTTATCGGATCTTGGTGGCTATTAAAATGCTCTTTGTTGTTTTGTGCTAGGTCCAACAATATATGGGTATACAGGCTGTAAACTTGCGTCTACAGTTAAGTGATAACAATATGTTCCTGATGTATATTCTGGGGTTTTTTCAAATCTACCATTATACTCATCTAGTTTACCAGTACCAATTTGATATTCATGATCGTTAATAAACGTTCCTGCTGTTTTGGCACCATACAAGTATCCTCTACCTGTTGGTTCTGTTGAGTAATATTGATAAGAGCTTGTCATTCTAACTACTGCTGATGCTGGATCATTGTAGTCTGAATAACCATAAGGTCCGTATATAGGATAACCGTCAAAACAATATCCTATAATTTTACTGTGTCCGTCTGCGTGTCTAAAGTGATCTCCACTAAAGTTACTTCCTGTGTAATAAGTTGCCGCCGGACTTGCTCCTGTAACCATTGCTGTATTCCAGCCTGCACTAGCTTCACTTGAACCTGTTGGTAAGTTTAATATCATACCTGACATATAGTGATACTGTCCGCTGATTTCTGGCCATCCCCCTGCGTCATCTCCTCCGTAGTTTGTTCTAAACTGAACTGCATTATATTCAAAGCCTGTTCCTGGTGCGTCTGAACTTGGATCTAATCCTGGAGGAACTGCACCAACTCCTGCTGATGGACTATAAAATACAACACCGTTGTTGAAAATTCCTAATGGTGTAAGAGCTGTAACCAACTGTGGGTTACTAGTATTCTCTCCACCTCTGTATGTAAATGAATAATTATATGATTGTGCCGATGCCACATTCGCACTTGGCGAAAAAGCATTATTGCCAAAAGGTTTTCCAAATTGAGCTGGATTAGGTAAACCGTTTGATGTTATTGTTAGTGTTGCCATTAGCTTATTACTCCTGCGTCAAATGATCTTGCATCTGGCGACATTATGCCACCAAAGTCGATGTCAGTTTGATATATTAACCAATCTGATAAACCTCTAACGTCATTGCTCATTTGACCAAAGTCAAAACCAGCTGTGTTAGGTTCAATGTTTCTAATATCAACACCGTAAACTAACCCTGAAACGTTACCAGTTAATGCACCGTTAAAATTACTTGCTGTAAGTGTATTTACATTAGAAATATCATTTCCTAATGCGTTTAGATTTCCACCTAATTCGGGTGATGTATCTGACTTAACTTCAGCATTGGAATTTACTGATAAAACATTTCCGCTTACACTTGTACTAGCACCTGTGCCACCAAATATATTTAATGTTTGCCCGTCTGCTAATTGCATACTTCCTGCATCAGAAACAACGTTTAATTGTTGTAATCCGCCAGTAGCATTAATAGTAATTCCTGTTGTAGAACTAGTTAGTGTTACATTAGAACCTGATACTAGTTTCTTTAATTGTAAAGCTGACCCTACTTTTTGTGCAAAAACACCTTCTCCAGTGTTTCCTAAATTAGATACAGTAGTTGACTCAGGTGAACGAAGATCTAAATCATCAAAGTTTTGATTAACTTTAATAAATGCTTCACGCAGATCATCACCTGTTCCGTCGTTTGCTAGTGTTCCTATGTTTATTGTTTGTAAAGCCATATCTTATCCTATACTGTATTTATCTATTGGTCATTCCCACTAGTGCCTCTAAATTTTAATGGATTTGGGCTATTATAAGGCCAATACGCCATTCTATTTGGAGCACCGTATAAACGTGGGTAACTGTTACCATAACTAAAACTTTCTGCTGTACCTGAATCGTATATTTGTCCTTTTAACGAATGATTTTTTAAAAAGTCTTTAAATTGTTGTGCAGTTCCGCCTGGGTTTGCTTGTAACCATAAAGCACCCATTCCTGTTATTTGTGGAGCCGCCATACTAGTTCCGCCAATCTTAGCCATATAATGCGTAGAACTTCCTGGGTATAATTCTTTACTGCCATATAAACTTACTTGGCTAGTTGCACTAGAAATATCATCACCTGCGGCAATAATATCTATTCTTGGTCCACGTTCACTATCTGATCTAACTTTTTCTTCTGTTCCGTATTGTTGTGTGTCCATATTTGCTACCCATAAAGTATCTTCACTATGTGGTGAACTAGGACGATTATAATAAATTTCTAATGCTCCATACGTAGCTGTTCTATAATAACTGTTATAGATATCACTACCGTATTCACCTGATCCTGCTACTCCATACGCACAAGGGTGATATGCGTTACCGGCCGCTTTGACACAAATAATACCTGCGTCTGTTAATTGTTGTTGTTCAACATCATTAGAACTACTTACTAAAGGGTGTTTACTTCCAGTCATTCCGTAGTTTACTAATGCACTTGAATAATTTTGTGCTGTGATACCTTGATCAACACCTTTGTAATAAACGTGTGTAATTTGTCCGTTAAGAGAATATGTACTAGAATAACCCCAACTTTGATTTACAATAGTAGGACGTCTAAATCCTGTGTTAGGATCAATTGGCTTTTTCAAATGCCATTCTCTAATAACATCATAAATGTCATTCATATTCATAGCCGCCGTACCACCAAATAATCTTACAGAATAAAGTGTTGCATTTTTGGCCCAACCGTATGTCTTACCTGCGGCAATACCACAACAATGACTTCCATGAGCACCTGCGGCATTTGAATCTGTATAATTATTTGTATAGAAGTTTGCTGGCATTGTACCTGCTACACCTGATGCCGCATACCAATCTATTTGTTGAAATCTTGTTGTACCATTAGCATCTTCCCATTCAGGATGTCCTGTTGGATCAACACCGTCATCTTGTATAACAATGTCAACACCTGTTCCGTCTAATGTGTAGTTGTAATCTCCTGAAAAAGTAGTACTAGCCGCTTGGTCTGTTTGCCAAGAATCTCGTATGTGTCTATACAATCCCCAGTTCTTATCATCTTGGTTAGCAGTTGTTGTTCTTTGGAATTGTGCAGTTTGCGTTTCAAAAAGTTCTGCATATTGATCTATGCTTGAAGCTTCTACGTCTAAAATTCTTCCGTCAGCTTTTAATTTTTCAGCTTCTTCTGGTTCAAGCATATAACAAGTAATTCTATTGTTAGTTGCTTTTGCGTGTGAAACATCACAAGTTCTATCAGGAATAATATTTGAGTCAACACTTGAATCACCTGAAGTGTCTCTTTGTAGTAACTGATCTATTTCTGCAATATCAGTTCCTTTATTTGTTATAACTCTATATTCTTCTTGTGCCATTATAAATTACCACCTAACGTAAATCCATCACGTCCTGTTGTATCTAAACCTTTTTTCTTACTAAAAGTTCTTTTAGTTGATTGACCTAAGTATGCAATTCTATTAGATGTTGCATCTGGACTCATTAAATTTCTATTGTTATTAAAGAAAGTAGCTGGTGTACTTTCGTCTACTGAACCTTGATATAATAATCCTTTAAGACTATTCTTATGCCACCACTCTCTTAATTGTGCTGGAGTAAATCCTGGATTTAGTTGTAATACTAAACAGCTCATTCCTGCTACATTAGGAGTACTCATTGATGTTCCACTTAAATTAAGAACTGCTGTTGAACTTGTATTATACGCACTAACAATATTTGTACCTGCCGCATATACATCAACCCTTGGTCCTTTATCACTTCCACTTTCACAGGCTTCTGAACTTGAATACAATGCACTATCTAAGTTACCACAAACAATAGTGTCTGGTCCAATATTACCTGCACCTCTGTTGTAGTATATAGGATTACCTGCTGTAATATTACCTGAGCTTACACTTCTTGTAATATAGTTATTGTAATCTACATCTCCTTCGTAACATAATTTTTGTCCTTGGTTACCTGCACTCTTATGATAGTGTACACCTTCGTCTTGCATTTCTTCTACTTCTGCCATCAAGTTATAAATCTGTGCATTGAATCTATTTGAACCATCTCCAAGCATTCCGTAGTTAGAACTTTTAACAGAGCCTACACTTGATCCTCTAAAATTAATATCTGTTATATTAGCAAAATAAGATTTGTAACCCCAACTTGCACTTACTACTGTTGGTCTTTTAAAACCTGTTAATGGATTAACATTTTTTGCTTTGTGAAATTCTTTAATAGCATCAAACCAAGCACTTTGACCTATAGCTCCCATATCTAAACAATATATGTTTGCATTCTTGGCCCAGCCATAAGTTTTACCTACTGCTGTTCCGCAACAATGTGTTGCGTGATAGTTTGATCCTGAACTGTTACTATAATCTATAGTTGGTAATGACCCCATGTTAGGAAGTGTGTTCCATTGAAACTGTTGTAAACGACTGTTGCCGTCTTTGTCTTGCCATTCTTCGTGATCAAATCTAAATTTATTTTCTTGGTGTATATAATCAATACCTGTACCGTCTAAATGATAATCGTATGTTCCTGCTAGGTCACTAGTTTGTGCACCAGTTCCCCATGGATTAGTTTCTACTATGTGTCTTTTGAAAGCCCAATTATCTCTTGAAGTAGATGTGTTATCTCTAATAAATGTTCCTGACTGTTCATAGTCTAACCACTCATCGGACCATACTAAAGGTTCGTTAACACCACCTACTCTTGAATCTTTTAATAATGCTGTTGCTTCTTCGTCTGTTAAAGAAACTTCTAACATACGTTTACTGCTTGGTCTAGTGTTTACATTGTCTACTACTCTATCTGGAATATCAGTAATAGATGTTGAAGTGTTCAGTTCGTTTAAAAACTGTTCCTTATCTACTCCCTTTTTTAATGAAACGACGTAGTGTTTCTCTGACATAGTAACTCCTAGACTATTGTTAAGTTACCTACCATGCCTGCGTGAATTGTACACTGGTATACCAATGACGTATCACTTGCTTCATGTGGTACTGTGAATATCTGTGTTCCTGTTGTTGATCCGCTAACACCTTCTGTAAATGAACTTCCACCTGCGGCTGTTCTAATTGCAAATGGGTGTGATGCTCCAGTAGAGTTAACAAAAATATATGTAGCACCTTTATACAATGTAAAGTCTGGATTATCTTTTGTCGATTCTATTCCAGGTCCTGCAAATCTATATGAACTTGATCCATTAGCTGAAACTGTGTAGTAGTAAACTGGTCCTTGTGTTGCCGCCCAAGCACTACCATTGTAATAAACCATATCACCTGCGGCTGGTGTACTTATACTAATAGCTGATAGTGAATCGTTAACCCAAGCACTACCATTCCATTTTAAATATTGTCCTGAAGCTGGTGTTGTTATAGTTGCGTCTGCAAGATCATCAAGGTCCATATTACCACGTGTAATAGTAATGTTACCTTCCGTATCACTTGAAGTTGTAATACCTGTTCCACCTGCAATCTTAATTGACTCGTTGCTGTTAACAACTTTCATTGAAGAGTCATCAGCACCTATGCTAAAACTAAATTGTGCTCCTGCACCTTTCCAAGTACTTCCATTCCAAAATACCATTTCATTGGAATTTGCATCATATATTAAATCACCTGGGTTACCAGTTAATCCGTTAATACCATCTTGATCGTAACTTCCTAATCTTAAAGGAGTTCTTTGTAATACAACGGCATTCGCGGCATCAAATATAATATTACTTGCACTAGTAAATGTTGGAATACCTGTTCCTGAAGTTTGTATTGTATCAGCTTCAATAGTTGTTGCTGTTACAGTAGTTGCATTTATATTAATTGTTGTTAGTGTATCACTTGTTTTATTATAAACTAAACCTGCGTCACCACCAAATGTGCTACCACCATCATTAAATTGTACCTGTGTATCAGAACCACCTGGGTTACCTGCTCCACCGCCACCTGTTGAATTAATTGTAATTGTATCAGTGCCGTTATCAGTAGTAATTGTTACGTTTGTACCTGCAACTAAAGTTAATGTATCTGTTGTAGTATCTGCTGTAACTGTACCTTGTCCTGCTACTGCTATATTCTGGAATACGTTTTGACTTCCTCCGCCACTTTGAGCGACCCAACTTAATACTCCAGCACCGTCTGTTTTTAAAACTTCATCAGCATTACCATCACCGTCTGGTAAAATAAATGTTGTATCAGTTGTTAGTGTTGCTGGTGCTCTAACGGCAGTATAGTTTCCGTTGTCACCTGCATAGTATCTAGTTTCTGCGGCACTTGCCATTTTAAAGTGTGTGCCAACATTAATTTCACTTGTTCCATTATCTAATGTACCAGTAACATTTACGTTTGTTGCATTTAAAGTTGGTACTACTAAAGTATTTGTACTTGGATTATAATTGAAGTTAGCATCTGTTCTAGCTACTTGTTGAGCTCCGCCTTCAGTTCCAACAAATACTGGAAACTGTGCCGCCGCTGTTGAATCAGTAGTTACTGAAACTGTCGCCGCGTCTACATTGTTTAATGCACGAGGTCTCCATTCATTACTTGCCGCTACCCAACTTAAAGCATAATCATTTTGTGGTGTAATTGTTGTAGTGTTTACATCATTTAAATCACCAATGTTACTAATTGAACTTGATACTGTTCCTGGTTCCCATCTACTTTGTGCATTATCCCAAATAAGTGCTTGTCCGTTTGTTGCACCTGTTGTAAAAACATCGTTAATGTCACCTAAATTTAAACTTGAGGTAATTGTTATTTTACCTTCTGCATCTGAGGCAGTAGTTATTCCGCCACCACCTGCAATTTGTAAAGTTTCACCGTAGCTAATACTTCTTACTGTTGAATCGTCTGCCGCTACTTGTACTAATGTTCCACTACCACCTTCGTTTGCTAAAGGTATCCAATCTCCGCTATGTGCAAAGTAGGCTTTACCTGTTGCGTGTACGTGTGCAAACATACCATGATATGTTGCCGCACTTGGTAAATCATTAACAGTTGCAAATACGTTTGAGAAATAAACTTTACCTGTTGAATTAAAATCTCTAGCAGTAGTTCCGCCTCTAGCTAATACTGAATCAATAGTATCTACTTCTGTTACAGTAGTTGTAAATTTAAAAGTTTGTGATGCATGATCGTAATAAACAACTTTTCCATCATCACTTGCACTTGGTGTTGAAAAGTTATGTAAACTTTGAACAGTCGCCGCTTGTATACGTGCATCTGTTCTTGCATTTGAAAAGAATAAGTTAGTTACACCTTCAGCTATTTGATCTGAAGTTGTTCCTGCCGCCAAGTATCCTACATCATTAGCAAATGAACTTAATGCACTTGGTACTGTAGGTATAACTGGTTTATTAGTTAAGTCGTTATAATCACCACTGAACGGATTGTTAAATGATACGTTGTTAATTCTTACGTCTGTTGCGTTTACTGTTCCTACGTTAGTAAGACCAGATCCGCCAAGATCTAAATTATCACCGACTGGTAATTCTTTAATCTTTTTATCCGTTGTATCTACTACTAGTGGTATTCTATTTGCCATTTTGTTTTCCTACTAACATATTTATAGTGCCGCTATCCTTGTTTTAAAGTCAGCGAAATCTGTACTTGCCGCCACCTCTGTTTTTAATGTTGTTAAAGTAATTGTTTCAGCAGTTAAGTAACCAGCACCGTTTGTTAACTGATTATTGTTTGTTGGTATAGTTGGTGCACCACTCAATACTGCGTATGGAATAGTATTACTAACACCATCAATAATTACTGTTGAATCATCTCCTACAACTGAACCTTTTAAATTTCCTACAATGTTTTGTGCTGTAACTGTACTTGTAGCATGGTTAACTATTACAGTTGAATCTGCACCTATAACATCTCCAATGATACTTTGTTGTATTGTAGCACCACCTTGGTTTGAAACACCTAACTGGCCTTCAGCAACAATTAGTCTTGTGTAAATGTCTGTAAAGTTATTCTGTGCTTTAGTAAAGGCTGTTCTTATTGGATCGCCATCGCCTTTGTTAGCACTAGAACCTATGTTTATATTTTGCTGTGCCATTATACTCTACCTACTACCATTTCAATTACGCCATGTCCAGGTTCGTTATGATCCTGTAATGCTTTACCAAGTACTGTTCCTACTTTAGGATCAACACCTTTTGATGCGTGTCCTGGTACACTTGAAGTTACTAGCATATCACCTTTTGATATCATTCCTGCTACTTTAACTTTAACTCTACCTGTTAATGCAACTGGAGTAACAAACTCACCTTCTTGTGTTGAGTTCATTAAGTAAGCTGGATGTTCTGAAACAACCCCTGCTACTCTTGTATCCTTGTGCATTGTGTTTTGTGTTACTTCTTTATCTCCACCAAATATAACAACTGTACCTACTTCGTACTCTGCATCTGCTTCATAATTCTCTGCCAAGTCAGCATATTGAGCCTGTGTTGCTGTACCACTAAATGTTGTTGCGTAAACTGTATTCCATTTTTTCAAGTTAGTACCTAAAGTATAAGTGTTATCTATACTTGGTATAACTGCTGTTGATGTTGCTGTTAATACTGTTGCTCCATCGGCCACAAGTGAAATTTGTCCTGCCGCACTATAACCTGTATTAGCACCTATACTAACACCTGTTGAGTTTGCATCAAGCTCGCCTGGTGCTTCAACAAATGAACTGTGTATCCAGTCAACTGCTAATCTTGATTCTCCTGCCAACGCCGAGTTAGCCTGGAAGTTACCTTCTGTTACGCCTGTTGCTCCAATGTTAACACTTCCTGGCA